TCAGCGCCATCAATATCAACGCGGGCCATTAGGTAACAACCCCACTTTCAGCGAAAATTTCATAATACCGATTACGCTGTTCTGTGTTAATCAGCGCCCTGATCTGCAATGCCTCACCGTTTAACATCACTCGGTCGCTGGTAGTCAGATCAGAGGTGTACCTGATCCATATTCTAACTTGAGTTGTAGCTTCTAAACGCCCGGCCCTGTACCGCTCTGCACCGCTCACCGGCTTAACGTATGCGCGGGTGCTCAGTAGAGTTGACCATACCTTAGTGACGCCGCCTGCGCCGTCTGAGGTTTCGGTCTCTCGTTGAAATGTGACAGCGGTTCGCATCATGCCAGAGGTCAGATCACAGCATTTCAAGTTATACGCTCCATGAATTTGTCAAAGCCTTGCAACTATATAGCTATCAAACATATTCTTGGCACCAGACTTTTCCATTGCATCAACAGTGCTACAGCCATCTCCCCTGTGTTCGTACAGGTGGGAAGCCATCTGTATCAAGGCCAGCCGTAGGGGTGCTGGAATGTCTGTCAGTGCGTCCCCATAGCCAGCCGTGTATTGAATGTCAATTGCATTGGCCCGGTCGATTATGTCAGGGAATATCTGGCCAAACTTTAATACCAGTCTGCCGGGCATCTGCTGTGTGTCAGTGATGAATGTCGTAGCAACGACAACAGATTCTCCGTCAGCGTTAATGGCATCGACTGATTGAAGGGGGTAGCGGGGGAGCATGATGTCGCTTGCCCGACTGCTTGAACTGAGGTCACCGATTGAGCCTTGGCGTACACCATCCCACCAGGGTTCCCGAGCAGTCGGCCAATGATCAAGGGTGAGCTTCCACACTTGGGTAATCAGGGCAAGCCCGGTATAGGTCTCGCATTGCTCACGGGCGGCCTGGATGTACAAATCAATCTGAGCGTCATCATCAGTGCCGGTGATGCGTAGCTGTGATTTAACCTCAGCGACAGTAATAGGCTCAACCGCAGGCGCGGTCACTAGCCGGTTACCTCTGTATTGGTTGTAGTTAACAGTGTTACGCAGTGCCATAAATCAGCCCTCGTTGTATGGACCATTAAACGGCTTTGTATAATTCGGGGTTGGTGTGGATCTCTTTTTTGGATTCGGGTTTTTCTTTGGATGCTGGCCATCAATACGGCGCGCCGCTTTATCACTGATTGCCATTTCAGCAGCCCGGCCATCTACTGTGTCGCCTTTGGAAAACGTCAGAGTCGTGTGGCCTTCCGGTGCACAACGGTATACATCTTTGGTGATTTCGGCTTTCATGTCAGGCTCCGGTTAAGGCCGTCCTTGGCCCTATTGGTTTATGTAGCTGCGACGCCAGTGCCGACAAATGTAGTGGCTGCGCGAGACGGATAATCAAGCGTGCCCAATACATTAACAACTGCATTGGTTCCGGCTGTTCCGGTCGCAGTCAGTCGAATATAACGGCTGCCGCCGACATAACCCACGGCACCGATCAGCTTGTTGTCGTCGCCATCAGCAGTGACAGTCAGGTCAGAAAGCGACCCAAGAATGTCAGCAGCGGCAACGGTAGTCGCGTCAGCATTGGCAGTGGTGTCACTCTCTTGCATGGTAAAAGAGAATCCAGCGGCTGCGCCTGCATCAGTTACAGCGCCGGTAATGACGGCCAAGCGTGCAGCGTCAAAGCCTCGGGTATCTACCCAATCAGATGAATTCGCAGTAGTACCAGACAATGTCATAGTACCGGCCAATACTGACTGGGAGCTGTGTAAATTATCACGATTCATATCAGTGCCCCTTTATGCTGAAAAGTTGACGATTTTAATGGCTTCAAAGTTCAGCACATCGCCGCCGGTACGTTTAACAGTGTAGAAATGAACGTAAGGCTTGTTGGTGTACGGATCACGCAGCACTCGGATACCCTGGCGATCAACGATCTGATAGCCCTCACCGAAGTTGGCAAACGCCATGGACAGTGAGCCAGTGGCCAGGTCGGGCATGTCCTCAAACTCAACCACATTATAGCCCAGCAGACTAGCAGGTTGACCAGCAGCGATGCCGGGTGCCCAGATGTAATTGCCTTGGCCGTCCTTGATCTTACGGACTTCAGCAGTCACGCCTCGTGGCATAACCCATCGTGCGCCAGAGCGGTAGCTCTGCTTCATTGCGTAGATAACATCCAGCAACACATCACCGCCGGTGCCGTCAGTAGCAAAGCCGCCATTGACCCCGGAATCCTTCTGCTCAATCGTGCCCGGCAGGGTAGTTCCATCAGGGTATGTCAGGAAGCCTCGTGGCTGGCCGACGCCTGAGCCGTTGACGAATGCCGCATTCTCAATCCTGGTGAACTTGTCAGCGACCTTCATTGACAGCCACTGTTCAAGGTTGACCATCGAGTCATCAAGGATCTTCTGAGTTGCAGCAGGGTTTGCATACATCTCATGGACTGGGATGCGCCATTGGCCAAGCTGAGGGGTGTTCGTACCAGGGCGAGAACCAGTCTCGTTAACCCATCCAGCACTTGCCTCATTCAGGTCATACAGTCCTTCCAGTGCGTCAGTGCCGATCGTCTGGATAGAGGCAACAGAACGCATGGGCGAGCTTTCAAAGATCTTTTCAATGATCCGTCCGTTGGTATCCGGGTCAACAGTGTAGCCGCCATCTGGATCAGAGCCGACAGACAGAGCCTTCATTGACTCAGGTTGATTGGCATACGAATCGCCTTTACGCAACATGCCGAAGAAGTGCTTCCGGTATGCTGCCAGTTCATTAGCGCCGAACTTGTCATCAACCTGGATGCCACGTTGCTTTGCTACTAGATGGGCAAATTCAGAAGCTTTCTGTTCAAGCTTAGAACCTTCACCAGTGTCAGCGTGGCTAGACTTTCGAGCCAAAGCAGTCTGGGCTTTTTCAAGCTCAACTTTTGCAGCATCAAGCTCGTCCATTCGAGTTGACATTTTAGTGATCTGTTCTTCAAGCAACGGATCAGCCTTGCCATTCTTCTCAATCTGCTCGAGTCGCTGGTCGTTCTTTTCTTTGAAGTCATTGAAGGTCTTTTGAATACCCTCGACTACTGTATCGAATTCATCATTCATGTGATAACTCCGTGATTAAATGAAAGTTTTTTCAGTGTTTCTATCTTTGCAAGACGTTTTGCTTCATCAGCATCCCGCTGATAAGCTGCTTGCCGGAAGCCATTTCCCGATATGCGGGTGGCCTCCTTTCGTGAGAAACCAGCGTCCCGCAGGAAACTCTCAAATTCGCGTTCAGTCTGAATGCCTTTGACATTAGCAATCAGAGCATCGGGGTTTGCACCCCAGGTAACTAAGCTAATCTCCCAGAGGTCGGCGCGTTCAATCACTAGGCCACGGTCGCCAGTCGCTTCATCAATGTTGAATCCAACGCTCATGGCGTCAAGCTCACCCGCCTTCATCAGTGCATACGCTTCCCGGCCCTTCTCGGTCTCCATGATCAAGGAGCCTTTGACGTACAAGCCGTTATCGTCCTCGCGCACTTCCTGCCACGATCCAATCATCATTGTGGGGTTATGCTGCCAGAGCATCTTGGGGCGACGGCCACCGGACTGCATACGGTCGATAGATGCTTGAAACGCACCCTTCACGATTACATCACCGTCTGAATCCTGTACGCCAAAAACAGAGGCATAGCCGTCGAAGTGACCGCCATCGTCTAAGTTCTTGATTTTTAAGGTAGTTGTGACTGTTTTTCGATCCATGCCTTGCCTCTCTCAATTGGCATCGGTAACATAATGTTGCAAATTGTAACACTATGTATCATGTATTGAAACATCATGTCAATTGGGCAAAAAAAGCCCATTAGTTAATCTAGGGCTAATCAATGATCTCAAACACCACAGCACAGCGGCAGTTCCGTGATACAATCCCGCCTGCATTATAGAAACCTTCTTTAGTCTCAACAGTATACACAGGTGATTCATGGACAAAATTCCTATCAATATCAACAACCTTGTCAGCCTTTACGAATCTGGACTTAGTATTGTTAAAATCTCTAAACAGTTCGCTATTAGCAAGTCTCATTGCTACAAGCTCATCGCTAGTACCGGAACCAGTTTTAGAGGGAATAAGATCCACTTTTCTGAATCCGATGCTATTGCTGACTATGTTGCTGGAATGAGTGAAAACCAAGTTGCTATCAAATACAGCGTGCAAAGGAGCTCTATTAAAACAATTCTTGAAAGAAAAGCTATTCATAGAAGAAGCCAATCCGAAGCAGAGTTTTTGAAGTGGCAATCTATGACTGGTGAGCAAAGAAGCCAGCAGGTCTGTCATGCCAATCAAGCTATCAGAGACAAGCCCCCTGAATTTCATGCACGAAGCGCGATACTTCAAGCCAAGACCAAACAAAATACCCTTGCCAAGTCTTGTGATTCTGAAATGACCTTTATTGCTGAGTTTGAAAAGCTTGGATTTATTGTCATTCCTCAGAAAGCATTTGGCCCCTACAACATCGACATCGCTATCAGGAACACGGCCATAGAGATCCACGGGACTGCCTGCAACCCTCACAATCATGCCTATTACAGTAAGAGAGTTGTGAATCTTCTCAAAGGTGGATGGAATGTTATCTACATCAAAACTACCAGTAATGTTAACGTCAAGAGGGCAGCTCATCAGGTTAGTAAGATGATCAACCTCATCGAGTCTGATGATTCCGCCATCTGCCATTACGGGATGATTAGGGGTTCCGGTGAGCTTATAGCCACTGGCTGTCTTGATCGTGATGAGTTCACCACTATAAATGGACCTAATGCTTTTTTTGATACTATCACATGACAACATAGTATCGCCTGTAAAGCAGTTGATAACCTCAGCAGCCGGGCCATTGAAGTCA